AAGCAGGCATGTTTTATAATACAGTTACAAAAAAACTGTATAACGGAGAAAAAGGAATTGAAGTAATTCCTGTTTTCTACAAAATGACGTACCCAGAATGGGCTCCCTTTGAAAGAAGTGAAGGAAGACCAGTTCATCCTGATAGAGGAGCTGAGGTACTTCAACAAACAACTCAAAATGAGAGAAACAAAGATATGCTGAAAAATGGTAATGAAATTATCAAAACAGCTAATCACTTTGTTATTATTAATGGTGATAGACCTGAAAAGGCTTTACTCACTATGAAATCTACTCAGTTAAAAGAGAGTAGAGGCTGGAATTCATTAATGGAAAATGAATTTGAGATCGATCCTAAAACTAAAAAGGCGGTTCCAGCACCAATCTTTTCTAGAGTATACAAATTACGATCTGTAGAAAACTCTGGAAGCAACTTTAATTGGCATGGATATAAAATTTCATTAGCTAGAAAAGTTGATAACGCTGGCATTTACCAAATGGCCAAAGATTTTCACAACTCATTGAAAAAGTCTGTGCAGAAAAAAACAGATACTTCTTCAGGAGAAGGGGAATCTAACTACTAGTTTCCTTGATCAGGAGATGTGGGTGGCGTAGGGAGACTGAAACCACCCATAAAACTGACATAATCTAGTAGTAAGGGATCATTATGGTAAATGAATTTATAAAATTATTTTCAGGGTATAAAGGCAATTTTGGAATTGCTGATATGTCTAGTGCAAAACTAGACATTGAAAAAAATAAACTTAAACCAGATTATGAATGGTCTGGCAGACCAATAACAGACAATGATTACAAAGAACATATTGATGGTAAAATTTCTATTGGAATTCAACCTTGCAGATTAGATCAAACAGCACAATTTGGATGTATAGACATTGATCCAAAAAATTACAAAAATTTTAAAATAGAGTCTTATTTAGCATTATTTCAACAATATAAACTGCCTTTAATACCTCTTTTATCTAAAAGTGGAGGACTTCATTGTTATCTATTTCTTGAAGAACCTATTCCAACAATAGATTTAATTGAAGCATTAAAATCTTTTCTACTTCCATTAGGATTGGATCCTGATACAGAAATTTTTCCTAAACAGAAAGAATTAAAGGAAGACGAAAAAGGAGAAATTAAACCAGGAAATTTCATCAACTTACCTTACTATAATAACGGGGAAACAAATAGATATGCTGTAGATAAGAATAATTCTAAACTATCTTTAGAGCAGTTTATAGAAATTGCAAATAAATTAAGAATAAGCAAAGACGATTTACAAAAATTAGTAGATGAAACATACAAAAATATTTTAATAGGTACAGATGAAGAATTTAATGATGGCCCGCCTTGTTTAGCTCTTTGTTCTAAAAGAAAACTAGACGATGGTCGAGATCGTTTTATGTACAACTACATGGTTTTTGCGAAGAAAAAATATAAAGACAAATGGGCAGATCAACTTATGTTTGCCAACACAAAATATTTAGAAAAACCTTGGGATAAAGCAAAATTAGACTCTAAAATTAAAGCATGGTCTAAAGAAACAGCAGGTCATACTTGTTATGAAGACCCTATACATAAAAAATGTATGAGAGCATTATGTTATTCAAGACCCTATGGTGTTAAATCTGATAGTATTACATTTTTTCCAGATATAAGTGATTTTCAAATTATTATGTATGCTGAACCAGAATACAGATTTAATGTTGCATTACCTGATAGTACCCAAGCAGAAGTTGTTGCAACCAATAGAAAATTAATGACTAACCAAAAAGATTTATTGGAACTAATATGGGAGCAAACGGGAATTTATCACGAGCCTTTAAAACCAAAAGACTTTAGAGCTAAATTAACAGAACTTAGAAAAAACTGTCAAATAATCACGCCACCAGCAGGAACTGGAATAGATGATTTACTGGCAGAAGAATTATTTCAATATTGTGTTAATGGTCCACAAGCACAAGAAAGAATACAAATTAAAAACGGATCTTGTTGGACAGAGAATGGTTTTCATTGGTTTCAATGGAAATCTTTTCTTGCTCATCTTGGAACCGGTTGGAAAACTCCGGCTGAAAAAATTGCACAAAAACTAAGAGAGAAATGCAAAGTTGATTTTAATCAATATTTAAAAATAGAAGGTAAGTCCACGAGTCTTTGTAAAGTTAAACAACTTCATATTGATAAAATAGAGTACAAACCAGTAGAAAAGAAAGGAAGTAATTACTAGTGAGATATAAAGTTATAGGTCCACCAGGAACTGGTAAAACAAGAAGACTATTAAATGAAGCACATCGATACGTAAAAAAAGGAGTTCCTTTAAATAAAATTGGATACTTTGCATTTACTCGCAAAGCTGCTAATGAAGCAAGAAATAGATATTTAGACATAAACAAACACTTAACAAAAAAAGATATTAAATATTTTCAAACCATTCACTCTCTGACATTTAGAATTTTAGGATTAAAAGAAGAAGATGTATTACAAGAAGGACATTATAAAAAGATAGGAGAGGATTGTGGAATACAAGTTATATACGCAGCATATGAAAAAAATGCATGGAATGGTATTTTTTCATCAAACAGTGAGTATTTAACATTAATCAACTTAGCAAAATCAAATCAAATAGAACCTATTCAACAGTTTGATAAAAATGAACATCTAGGAAAACTAGAAAGATATAAGGTAGACGCTATCTCAAAAGAAATAGAAGACTATAAGAAAACACACGAGCTTATTGATTATCACGACATGTTAAAAAAGTTTTTAGATAAAGGAAAATCACCAGAGTTTAATGTTATTTTTATAGACGAAGCACAAGATTTATCTATCATTCAGTGGAGTGTAATAAATAAAATAGAAAAAGAAACAGGGTGTGATGTGTGGGTCGCAGGAGATGATGATCAAGCTGTTTTTGGTTGGGCAGGAGCGGATGTAAATTCATTTATTAACTGGAAAGCAGAAGAAATACCCCTAAAGCAATCAGAAAGAGTTCCGACCGAAATACAGCAAAAAGCATTGTCTATTATTAATAGAGTAGAAGGAAAAAGAATTTCTAAAGATTATTTACCTAAAAAAGAAAAAGGCGAGATATACCAACGATATAAACTAAGTGACATTGATTTAACTAAAGGTGATTGGTTGATATTAACTAGAACAAATTATCTTTTAAAATCAATACTGCCTTTTTTAAAAAGAAAGGGTTTCTTCTTTGAAACAACAGATGGAACGAGTATGGGGAAAGCTCTTTTTGATGATATTCATTACTGGAATAAAATGAGAAAAGGAGAAAAACTTCCTGAAATTCAAGAACAACGTGTTAAAGAAAGAATGAAAGAAGTAGATTTTAGTAAAGAATGGTATGAAGCTTTTACAAACGAGTCTTCTACTAAAAAAGAATATCTACGATCTATGTTAATGAATGGAGAAGATTTATCCAAAGAACCTAGAATAAAAGTATCCACAATTCATGGAGCAAAAGGCGGTGAAGCCACTAATGTGATTTTATTTTTAAATCAAACTTTAAATACAATGAAGGCTTCAAAAAAATTAAAAGTTAAGCAAGATGAAGAGTATAGAGTTTGGTATGTTGGAGTAACAAGAACAATACAAAACCTATACTTAATCAAATGTAATAATAAAAAGAAGGAGTTCATAATATGATGAATTTAACAAGTGAAGCTGTTTTATTATCAATGATGACATTTTACTTTGGAATCAAACTTTATTGGATGTTTATATGAAAGCATACAAAAAACAAATAGGTGGATCGCACTATCAAAATTTTCGTATTCAGCCGAGCAAATTTATAAACGACAACAAGTTGCTTTTTGCAGAAGGAAATGCTATTAAATACATCTGCAGACATTCTGCGAAAAACGGAAAGCAAGACTTAGAAAAAGCAATACATTATATAGAAATGATAATTGAAAGGGATTATGTTTAAAGCACCAATAGAATGGGCGAAACCAGAAGAATTTCCAGATTTACGTCAAGCTGATACAATTGCCATAGACTTAGAAACACACGATCCAGAATTAAAATCAAAAGGATCTGGTTCTATTATTGGAAGAGGTAAGGTTGTTGGTATAGCAGTAGCTGTTGATGGTTACTCAGGATATTTTCCTTTCGATCACAAGGGTGGTGGAAACCTCGAAAAAAGTAAGGTAATTCAATGGTTTACGGACGTTTGTGAATGTCCCGCTGATAAAATTTTTCACAATGCAATGTATGATGTGTGTTGGATTCGTTCTATGGGAATAAAAATAAATGGAAATATTTATGACACAATGATTGCAGCGTCTTTAGTGAATGAAAACAGATTTAGATATGATTTGGGTTCTTTAGGTTGGGAATATGTTGGTAGAGGCAAAAACGAATCTGAATTAGTGGCAGCAGCCAATGAGTGGGGAGTTGATCCCAAAGCTGATATGTGGATGCTACCTTCGATGTATGTTGGTAATTATGCTGAAAGAGATGCTGAACTTACATTAGATTTATGGAAAGCCATGCAAAAAGAAATAAGCGACCAGGATCTGGGGTCTATTTTCGAACTAGAGACTGATTTATTTCCTTGTCTTGTTGATATGAGATTTAAAGGCGTCCGTGTCGATATTCAATCCGCTCATAAATTGAAGCAAGAACTATCCACACAAGAAATACAATTATTATCAGAAGTAAAAAAAGAGACAGGAATAGAGTGTCAAATATGGGCAGCAAGATCGATTGCCAAAGTTTTTGACAAATTAAACCTGCCCTATAGCAGAACTTTGAAAACTCAGTCTCCATCATTTACCAAA